GTGGATATGGTGCAATGTCAGTAGGTGCTGTTACTTTAGCAAGTGGTGTTTCAGTTACAGTTCCTAGCGGATCAAGATGGGTGGTTCTATAATGCCAAAAACAAAAATATCAGAATATTCAAGCACTGCTGTTAGCAATACAGATGTGCAAAGCATTAACATTGCTGAGGGAATGTTACCTTCAGATGTAAACAATGCGATCAGAGCTATTATGGCTCACCTTAAAAACTTCCAAGCAGGTTTATCTGGTGATGACTTAACAGTTGCAGGTGATTTAAGTGTAACAAGTACAGGATCAGTTAAGTTACCAGTTGGCACAACAGCAGAAAGACCTACTGCTGCTACAGGTAAGATACGGTATAATAGCACATTAGGATCATATGAAGGTTACGATGGTGCATCATGGTCATCTCTAGGTGGAGGTGCAACAGGTGCAGGTGGAGATACAGTATTTAACTTAAACTCACCAACAGTCACAACAAGTTATTCTTTCCCAGCAAACAAAAATGCAATGTCAGTTGGGGCAATTACAATTAATAGTGGTGTTACAGTCACTATACCTAGTGGATCACGCTGGGTAGTATTATAAGGGGAAACACATGGCAGTAACGATAAATGCTTCAACTTCAGCAGGGCTAGTTCAAACAGCAGATACTAGCGGTGTTTTACAATTACAAACTAATAGCGGTACTACAGCAGTCACTATAGATACATCACAGAATGTAGGGATTGGTACTACGAGTCCTGCAGCAAAATTACAAGTGTCTTCTGGTAATTTAAGATTATCTGATGGCTATCAACTTGAATTTGGTGGAAGTACAAACTCTATTGCTGGAGCTAATGCAAGTAATTATTTGCTATTTTATACCAACAACACAGAACGTATGCGTATAGACTCTAGTGGTGTTGTATTAGTAGGAACATCATCTTATAATACTTCTGTATCAGCTACTTGTAAATTTCAAGTTCAAAATAATGGTGGAGATTGGGCTGGAGCATTTCAAAATAATAGTTCAGGAACAACTTATGGTTTATATGTTAGATATTTAAATTCAGCTCCAAACAATTCAGGTTCTGAATTTTTATATTGTAATGATAGTGGTGCATTAAGAGCAACTATTCGTTCTAATGGTGGTTTAGCTAATTATCAAGCTAATAATGCAAACTTATCTGATATTAGAGAAAAAACTAATATTGAATTAGCTGGTTCTTATCTTGATAAAATCTGTGCTATTCCTGTTAAAACATTCTTATTTAATGACCAAACAGATGCAGACCTTAATCTTGGTGTAATTGCTCAAGATGTTCAAGCAGTAGCTCCAGAATTAGTTTCAGAAAGCAATTGGGCTGGTAAAGACGAGCCAGAAAAGTTAAGACTTTCTATCTACCAAACAGACCTACAATATGCTCTTATGAAATGTATCCAAGAACAACAAACCATCATCAACGACCTAAAAGCAAGAATCACAGCTTTAGAAGGAGCAGCATAATGCCATTAGTCCTCGCAGGAGCTACATCAGGCTCAACAACAATACAAGCAACGGATGCTGTAACAACTACGCTAACATTGCCTACTACTACATCTACATTGGCTATAAATGGTCCAGCGTTTAGTGCTTATCAAAGCTCATCTCAAACAGGCATTGCAAGTAGTGTATTTACAAAAATATTATTTCAAACAGAAGAATGGGATACCAATAATAACTTTGCTTCATCTACCTTTACTCCTACTGTAGCTGGGTATTATCAAATTAATGCTGCAGTTGCGTGGTCGGCTGGATACAGTACAGGTATATTAAGTATTTATAAAAACGGTTCAATATATAAAGATGGAGTATCACTTCCTACATCTACTTATCGTTCAACAGTAAATGCTATTGTTTATTGTAATGGATCTACTGATTATATTGAAATATATGGACAACAACTTTCAGGTAGTTCAGGAAGTATTGCAGCAGCAATTAATTATACATATTTTCAAGCAGCAATGATAAGGGGTGCATAATGGAATTAATAGATAAAATTAAACAAATATATTCTGAATTAACTACAGAAGACTTTAGCCCAAGAGGAACAATACGCTTACAAAACGATAGTGACGGTAAAGGTGACTACATAGCTAAATGGGATCACCCAACACTATCAAGACCAACAGATGAGGAGTTAGCATAATGAGCTTACAATTAAATGGCGATACGGGAGTCACGTTTAATGACGCATCTCTACAAGGAGCTGCAGCATCACCTTATGTGCTAAAGAACCGCATCATCAATGGTGATATGAGGATTGACCAGAGAAATGCTGGTGCTAGTGTTACTCCAACAGTAGATGGAACATACCAACTAGATAGATGGCAAAGTCGTTTAAGTGTTACATCTAAATTTTCTATTCAACAAAATGCTGGTTCAGTCACACCACCTGCTGGATTTACAAAGTATTTAGGAATAACATCACTTTCAGCATACTCTGTTGGGGCTTCTGAATTTTTTGCCTTACAACAAGCTATTGAAGGATTTAATACTGCTGATTTTGCTTGGGGAACAGCTAACGCATCTGCTTTTACTATTAGTTTTTGGGTTCGCAGTTCTTTAACTGGGACTTTTGGCGGTGCTGTTTATAACTCTGCTGGTAATCGTTGCTATCCATTTAGTTATTCAATTTCTTCTGCAAACACTTGGGAACAAAAGTCAGTAACGATTGCTGGTGATACTACTGGCACTTGGGTTACAGACAATGGTATTGGATTAAATATTTTATTTGGTCTTGGTGCTGGTGCAACAGTAAGCGGAACTGCTGGTGCTTGGGGTTCTACTTTGTATCGTTCAGCTACAGGTGCTACATCAGTAGTAGGCACTAACGGAGCTACATGGTATGTCACTGGTGTCCAACTAGAAGTAGGCTCAACAGCAACACCGTTTGAACGCAGACTTTATAATCAAGAATTGGCTAATTGTCAGAGGTATTTTGTTGGAATTAAGAATGACGGAGTAAATAATTTGCTTGTAGCAACTTCTGGAATTGGAACATCAACTACAGCTGCTGGGTGTATGATAGTTTTGCCAGTTGAAATGAGAACTCAACCTTCAATAGCTGCAACTTCTTTAGCATTAGCTGATACTGCAAATCCAGTTACAAATGTAACATCTGTAACATTAAGAACTGATATATCTACAACAAAGACTATTTATTTTGGAGCTGATGTAGCTAGTGGATTAACGGCAACTAGACCTTATTATACTAGATTTCAAGCAGGTAGTTCTGGATACTTTAATATTTCAGCGGAGTTATAATTATGAAAACATATAAAATTGTAAATAGCGTTGAAACAGGTTTGCCATGTTCAATTTTAAGTTCAGACGGATGGTCTATTCCTATAAATCAGGATAACACAGACTACCAAGCCTACCTAAAATGGCTTGAAGAAGGTAATACACCAGAACAGGCTGACTAATGTTTGGCATATCAGCCTTTTCCCAAACAGCATTTAGTTCTCTTGCTAGTGGTGTAGTACTTGGTACAGCACAAGTAGATGCTAACGCTACTGTTACAGCAGATGGATACTCACTTGCTTTAGCTACAGCATCTATTACAGCTAATGGTACATTAGAGTCTAATGCTTACAGAATAAGAACGACTACAGGTGCTATAAACGCTAACGCATCTGTGACTGCAGATGGTTATTCACAAATATTTGCTAGTGCAAGCATATCTGGATCAGCTGCATTATATGTAGACAATCCATTCTCTTATGCTTTTGCTACTGGATCTATATTTAGTAATTGTACAGTTTCTGCAGACGCTATACGCTTTAGAACATCTGTTGCACCTATAAGTGCTACTGCTACAGTGACTGCTAATGGTGGTATGACTTATGAAGGATTTGCAGATATAACTGCTAACGCTATTGTTGTATCAAGTCCTAACGCTATATGGGCAGGTCAAGGTGCAATTACAGCTAATGCTACAGTCACAGCATTAGGAAGAAGATTAGGTGAAGAGTGGAGCAATATTGCTGCTGGCTCTGAAGTATGGACAAATATAACAACTGGTTCTGAAACATGGACAGACATAACAGGAAGTTCTAATACATGGCTACCCAACGAATAAATTTTGCAGAATGGTTACCAGACCAACCATCAGTTTCTGGTGCGTTAGTTGACGTAAACAACGTAGTGCCATTAGTGCAAGGTTATAGCCCATTTCCTAGTGCTGTAGATTACTCTAACGCTGCAAGTGAAAACCTTAACAACGTTTATGCTGGTAAATTTAGTACCATTACACAGTTATTTGCTGGTGGTGCTACAAAGCTATTTAAGTTTACATCTGGTACAAATAATTTAGCAGACGTATCTAAAGCTGGTGGCTATAGCGGTGCAGATAGATGGAGTTTTGCACAGTTTGGTGACGTATTATTAGCATCTAACAATGCTGAAAAGATTCAAGCATGGACAGTTAATACTTCTACTGTTTTTGCAGA